TGCTTAACCAAAACTCTACAGAAGCTCTGCCTGCTTCAGCAAAATGCAAATTACCTTTATAACTAAAATCAATTCCAAACATTTTAATTTTTCCAACCTTGTTCCATAAAGCAAATGCTACTGCATAGGCAACGGTATTGTTTAGATAATGAGATCCGCATCCAGCTAATACTTCATCAATAGGATATTCAACCAGGCCAGGACAACGATCATCTAATTCGCATGTGTAAACTGGACCTTGATGTTCAGTAAGAAGTTTAGCCATACTATCGGTTTGGCCTCCAGCATCATCAGTATCTAAAAATCTAGATGCTGGATCCATCATAAATACTCTATCATGATAAATAACAGAGGCTACCGCGTTGATAGCCCAAACTTCATCAAAGTGTGATCCATGTGATTTTGCTAAGTTATAGTCAAACCAGCTTTTGCCCATTCCGACAATAGCTACAGTTTTACCTTCAAGCTTCTTGATTGGTTTCATATCTTCTCCTTTTTTATAAAACTAAGTTATTTGCGTTCTTAACGAATCGTATCTGTATTCGTCTCTTCTTCCTCTTGCTTCGGCTAAATTCTTTAATCTTGCAACTTCTTTGTTGAACCTGTCCTCATATAGAGCCATCATGTCGGGGTCGCCTTTCATAAAAGTGTAAGCCTCAACCAAGCATCCATATAGTAAAGCATTTCTTGCGTTTTGAGAAATCCAAGTACCAGATGTTTGAGTTGTTAAACTTGCTGGCTCATATAAATAATGCAATTCAACATTATAATCTTGGTCTGGAACAGGAGAAACTATAAGGGTAGATCCATTGTCAGAGCCTGTAGAAAGTTCCTTATCAAAATCTGCATAATACAAAGGTCTACCTCTTTCTGATGTAGCAGTAGGATCTGTTGCATATTCACGCATAAAACTTGTATGTTTTTTATCTAAATAATGATAGTCACCATTACCATCTATTACAGCTAAAGAAAAAGAAACTTGAAAGTCGCTAGGAGCTGTAAGATATGTGTTTCCAGTTGTTAAATTACCAGTTACATTTTTTCTAAAATAATCTAGCTGTATTAAATGAAACAATCTTTCTTCAGCATTTAAAATAAAATCATCTAAAGTATTTACAAAAGTTGTTTCTTCGTTTTCAACAAAATTTTGTATAAGTGTTTTTAGTTCTGCTAAAGTCATGATGTTATAATTGTAACCTCTCCAACACCACCTGTCATTTCATCAACTGTAAAGTTTGTTCCTATAATATCTGAGTTCATATAATGAGGTTTATAAATATCTGTATAAACCACTACAACGTAGCCTTCACCTACTTCTTTATCGGTATCAGGTCTAGGTTGATAAATTGCTTCAGGATCAGCTTTAGCTGTATGAGGTTCTAGTTGAGGATGTTTTGGTTCGTAGCATTCAGAACAAACTTTAAAACCAGTCCATTCTTTTTTTAAATCTAGCAAAGGATATTCAAACGCACATCTATCGCATAAACCTACTGCAAATTTACCTGAAGCGTAAGACATATTACCTCAAACTATTAAAGGGTCTAATTCTAAATGATGCTTTATCTTCATCAGTAGACATAGCCCTATCAAATTCTTCTTCGTATATTTGTTTTAATAATTGAACTTTTTCTGGGGCTCTTTTTATTGCAATATAATATGCTAGCCCTGCTGCAAAACAAGGATAAAATCTAAATGGCATATCCATAGTATTTGTTGCAGCGTCAGCATCATCCATTCTAATCATTTTATTAAAAACTAAAATATCTGTTGAATTTTCTGGCGTAGGCCAAACTTTTAAAACAGGGGAATTTAATTTATCTAAAAACCATTGAGAAGGCATGCTTTGAGTTGTTTTATTAGGAATATTTAAATAAGAGCTTCTGCTTAATCTTTCAATAGAAATATCTGTTTGAACGCCGTTTGTTGTACGCCTTAAAACAACATCTAAAATATCAATAACATTAGAATTTAAAGTGTACTCAGCTGTTCCTTGAGTAACAGTTTGGGTATCTTGCTCTATTGTCCATTGATTAAGACCTCGGTTAGCCCACTCTGCCAACATAAGATTAATAGACCGTCTTGCAGTTTTTAAATCATAACCAGTTCTAAGTTCTAAGCCGCATCTTTCAAATGCTTCCTCTACGAACTCAGCTACGTTTGGTTCAAAATCTGTACTGCCTGAAAGTGCCATAACTAATCCTCTGGAGCGTATAGATTATTAAATGTTATATTCGGGTCCATATAGCTCTCATGTTGTTCTGCTGAATGCGTCCATTGAGAGGGCATAAAATCTGGTGCCCCTTCGCCTACACGCCATAAAGCAGGATTTGTCGCTCTTACTCTATTATTAGGTAAAGCTACAAAATTGCCAGTATATTCACCAGCATCTGTTAAATATAGCACATGTGACTGCTTATGTTGAGCTGGGTCATCTGCTATAGAATTATCTGTATAGTCTACAGTAAATAAATATTTTCCTGTATAAAATTCTCCACCAATTTTGCATACCCAAGGAGATGAGCTAACTCTGTCCATAACAATTACAGAATGCTCATGACTTAAACAATCCCAAGGCTGAGCTAAATGATCTTCCATTGGATTTGGCCATTCTTGCAGAGGTATGTCTGCTACTAAGGCTTGTATAGGCATTCTTGCCCACATAGCGCCACCATGAACATTTGGTGCATCTTCCATACTATCTATTTCGCATCCAGTAAATACAACTTGAAACGACAAAGATCTGTCTGGAATTGTGTTAACAGCTATAGCAAGAGCATGCAAATACTCTCCATGATAGTTGCTATGATTGGCGGTAAATTCTTTTCTTACCCAGCATTTAAACTGAGGTATATTAGAAATTAAATATGACATCTAAGGTGCAAATTAAACTTTGCCGCCCTTTGACATATATTTAGTTCCTTTCGCTGCACCACCTTTAGCCATATATTTAGTCCCTTTTGCAGCTCCGCCTTTGGACATATACTTAGTACCTTTTGCGGCGCCACCTTTTGCCATATATTTAGTACCCTTAACTGGGCCACCTGTAGCATATCCTTTAGTTTTTTTAAACATAATTACTCCTAATAAAACTTAGTTTTTTTTCTTCTGCCGTTCATTACTTTACCACATCCTTTGGCAATTCTAATTTCTACGACACCACCTTCTGATTTTTTTGTCCTACCGTCTTTCCAGCTAATTCTTTTTGAACTAGTTTTCTTTTTAGCCGCTGCGGTACATTGAGCTTTTGTTGGTCTACAGGCAGGATAACTTCTACGTTTTTCACCTTTTTTTCTACCACAAGGCTTACCTGTCTTACAGTCAATCCAGCCTTTGCCATCATTTCTGCTAAACCATTTTTTTAAACTATCGCTAGCCATTAGCCTAATTTAGTTTTTTTTCGTTTACCTGGAAGCATATTACTAAAACCTCTAGCTTCAACAAATGTTACTTCGCCGCCTTCAAATTTTTTTTGTCTGCTTTTGTTGCCCCAATTTTTAGCGCCAACTTTACGGCACTTAACCAAAGCACCACTTGCATAAGCAGATGGCCAAACTTTATATCTAGATTTTACTTTGTTATAACAAGCATCTTTTTTAGTAGCCATTTAACATTTCCACCTTCTTCTTGCTTGACGTATTCTTGAATTAGGATCGTTTCTAGTTTTAGCTGAACTTCTTTTAAGTTGCCCAAGTGATCTAGCGCAATAAGACTTACGTCTTTTAGCTGCTGCACTTCCTTTTTTAACCTTACCAGTTACAGCTGTTTGAAGTTTAGATCCTGGATTAGCTTTACGATAAGCGGCTACACCTTTTTTGGTCATACCAGCGCCAGATTTGGTAGGTCTATAGTTAGCGCCTTTGCCTTTTGTTGTTTTTGGTATTGGCTTTGCTCTTTTTCGTTCTGCCATTACTCAGGATAAGGTCTATTTTGTATTAATATTATATCTAAAGCAGCAGAAACGGTAACCGTTCCGCCTGCTGAGTCTGCTTTTGCTCTAATTTCTATATCTGTTTTTTCAGTAAATTTTAAAGGGTAAGGATATTCAATCGTACTATAACCTGAACTTGATAAAACCCTGTCTTTTACATTAAAAACACCGCCATAGGGTCTAGCTACTAAACTTAAA